GTATGTAACGTTTTTTAATTTTCAAAGTAACACACCCTTCCATATTTTTTGTATAAATTATACTGTAGTATATGGAGGATTACAAATGCAGAAAATAGTAAAAAATATAACCTCTCTATTAATTATTTTTATCTTCTGATTCGTCCGTTTCTTTCTCTTTCACATCCATAAGGTCGTTATACTGCTCCTCAGTAATTCTGCCAGTTGCGAAAAAGATGTCAATTTTATTCTTTAAATCATCTGTAAGTCCGTTTCTCTCTTTAAGTTTCAGTAATGTTCTATATAACATAATCATACCTCCAATTCTGTAAGTGCTACTGCATATTCTGAGTTGACATAAGCTTCTGCACTCTGCGTATCAATGTCCTGTGTGCGAGTGGCCATATTGTAGATGTAGTCACGGTTGTCATTGAGCTGTTTCTTCACATAATCCCAACCATCGGAAAGCGAGATTGGATAATCGAATACTATATATCCATCAAGCTGGTCTGATGTGACTGAGGTGTTGGTGGCTGGGTAGTATGTGACGAGTGCTTTGAATGCTTCGATTTCTTCCTCGGTGAGGTCGGTTTCGGTGGGAGTGACTAATTCGTAATAAAATTTAAAACCTTTAGTTCGAATTGCTTCGCCCTGTTCAACCGTAGTTATTGCTTTAGGAAGAATAATTACTAATTTTTGACCAACGGGCTGTGTAAAATGATATATTTTATTTTCAGCTGTCCAATTTTTACTATATTTTTCAGAAATTGTTGTCATGCAATGTCCGGCTGTGCTGGCTACATTTCGTGCAGTAGTGTCATAGACGGCAATAGTTCCCGAACCAGACCAGTCAACTACCTGAAATGTATCTTGATTAGCAACTCCAACTTTCTGCACCAGCTTCCCACGTTCCACATCCACATAATCCGCCACGTACTGCTGACCGTCAATTGTGACGTTACCACCGCTTGAGACTGGGATAGCATTTAACGTGTATGGAAGAGTGACAGTCTGTTCGTGGTAAGGTTTGTAGGCGGTTCGGGTGATGCCATATTCTAATTGTATTTGTATGTCTTTCTCGTCAGGAATAACACCTGCTTCTTTTAACCTAACTACAGTTCTTGCTTTTACCGTATTTTTGTTCAATGTTATCGTAATTACATTTGCAGTCCCGCTTTCATTATTCTTAACCATTGCATTATTCGCATCATATTCTACAATTTTATGAGTAACATACCCCTCAGCCCTCTTTAGTTTATTTCGGCATTTTCTCTTAATGCGTTTCCCCATACATTTGCAACACGTTTTCCACCCTCATCATTTGGATGTACGTTGTCGGCAAGATATAATTCAGCAGTAACAGCATTGATACCACTTTTTGCGTGTTGGTCTGCAACTGGAATACCCCACATATTAGCAATTCCCCTAACCGCTTCTGCAATATTATCCATATTTCCGTAAGTGGAGTCATTACAGTAAATAGGTGTAGCAAGCATAATCTTAATAGGCTTTACTTCTGTTGTCTGCGTAATTCCCTCATAAGTTCCAAGATGATAATATTTGCAATAAACCTTACTCAAAAGCACATTATAAGCACCAACAAAAGTGCTTGTATCAAGATTATCTCTGCTAATTTCCCCAATGGTTACACCTTGAGCGGAGTCATTTGTTCCACCCATAATCAGCAAACAATCAATGTCTTTCTCCAAAGCGTTAATTCTAACGTCTTGCCACATTGCATTTGCGCCACTCCCACCTATGCAAGTGCCACCGATACCACGATTATAGATATTAGATGCACCTAAATAACTTTTCAAAGGTTCATACCATTTTGCTTGTGCGGTAATGCTATCACCAAAAGCACAAATGTTTTTCTGTTCCATTCCAGTAAAACACTTACTTGCAATATCAGCATAAACAGACCTATCAACAGCATAATTGGATAGCATTTTCTGTTTATATAATTCAAAACTACCGCCTAAATCCTCAAAAGCGAACATCTGCATTGTGTAATTTACGGAAATAGCAGTTGCAGAATAGAACGAATATACAACACCGATTTTTCCATCTATTCCGTCTACTTTTACCATATCAACGATTGTAGAACTGCTTGGTACAGTACCCAAATATGTTGAATCAGTCACACCAGTGTACGCTCTTGAAAATCCCGGCAAATCTACGTCAGCATTGTTCGTTATGATTGCACCGACATAGTAAGACTTTCCGCTTTCTGCTGTGAAACTAAATCCACTACCTTTATAACCTACACTAGCATTTACATATGTTAGCTTATTTCCGATATTTGATGTTGCTCCATTAACGGTTGTTTCGTCAATCAGATTAACACTTTTAGCACCTGCGATAGTATCAACTTTATTAGCCCTGTCTGCCACTGTTGCCCTGTCTGCCACTGTTGCCCTGTCGATAATAACAACGGAATAACTTGTTGACATATTTATGAAATTAATAGCATTTAATACACTTTCGTCAACCTTTGTGACATCAAATACAGTAATTTTAATACTTGTTTCACCGACACCAAAATTAGACACACATAATTGAGCGTCTGTTGTAACATCAATAAAGTAAACGCCATTAGTAGAATATGCACCGCCAACGCTTCCGATTACTTGTGTAAAACTATAATCAGTTAGTGTCCTAAGTGTACAGCCCACTTCACTCATAAGATTGAATGCAACAGCATACTTTCTACCACTCTTTAAGTATTTATCGCTCATAGAACCGATAGAAATAAATCCGTCTGCTTCTTCGGTTGTAACAGTGCAAATGTTATTTTTCCACTGCTTTGTAGTGACTTTCTGACAATATCCAAAATCTGTTTTTTGTCCAACAATATCATCAATTTTCACATAGTTAAGCGTTTTTCCTAACTGTGTTAAATCTCCCTTTAGCGAAGCAACATCCTGCGTGTTCTTGGTAATCTGATCAACTGCACCCTGTACGCCCTCTGCTGACTTTGCCGCATTATTCGCTGATGTCTGAGCACCCTCTGCTGACTTTGCCGCATTATTCGCTGATGTCTGAGCGCTCTCTGCTGACTTTGCCGCATTATTCGTATTGTTGGCAACTGTCTGGGTATTCTGTGAAACTTCCTGCGCCTGTGTAGCCACAGCCTGTGCAGTTTCTTCTACAGCCTGTCTGCTACTCGCAACTGTTTCAGCATATTTTTTTGTAGCATCTGTATGCTTTTTTCCTTCTGTTGCAACTGCCTGTACAGATGTTTCCTGCTGAGAAGTTACTGCGCTGACTGCCCGCTTCCGGGCTGCCTCAATGTCTTTCTTTGCCTGTTCTGTCTTTCCTGGAACTTCCGCGGCACTCTTTGCGGCCTGTTCTGCATAATATTTCGCATTATCCTGTGCCTGGTCTGGATGATCTTCCCGGCCATGTGCCCAGGCTTCTGCGTCTGCCGATAGGCCGGCCGCCCGTTCTTCTGACTCTTTCGCCTGACGCTGATATTCCGCAGTTGCTTCAACAGTGTGATGAAACAGATCAATTTTTTCCGGAATTTCGAAGTTTTCCGGAGCTTTTCGCTTATTGACTGTCATAAGGATTGTATTCACTGTCTCGCCTTCAACTGCATTTGACAGGTAAACGTAGGCTGTAATTGCCCTTCTCTGTTCAAGGGCAACGTTGGGAATATCTACGGTAGATACCCCGTCTATGGTGGAACCGGTTACTACTTTTGCCTTTTCAATATCTTTCCAGGCAAAATGAACCTCGAAAACTTCCGGAAGGTCCAAACCTTTGATTTGGATTTTCTGACCATAATCATGTTGCCAGAGTGCATCGTCAATCTCTATTTCTTCTCCCTTATGGGAGAATTCTGCAATCAGCATTAACTCAGCCTCCTTTCAAGTTCTTCAATATGTTTGTTTTGGTTTTTTACTACTTCAGATAATTCCTGTATAGCTTTGATGGCATAGCCAAGAAGATACGGACTATTAATCTGTTTAACGTTCATCTCTCCATTTTCATCGTAACCTCCTCCAAGATCCAGATTTGGGTCAATTTCTTCCAACTCGTCCGCTACAAATCCAATGTTCTGGTGCCCGCCTTTTTTCCAGTCAAACTGTCGAACTTGCATCCGGTTCACTAATTCAAGAGCGTTTACCTCGCTATCCTCGATATTCTCTTTTAAGCGAATGTCAGACGGGGCTGTGCCAGAATAGAATTTTCTTGTGTAATAGCTTTTTGTTGTAAATTGTCCTCTGATTTCTAAATGATCAACTTCAAAACCCTCACTAGACATAGTGGTGCCTGATGCAATATAAGCTATCTTCTTTCCCGCAGTTCCAGTTGTAGCTATCGGTCTTCTTCTGACAGGTGACGAAGCTGTAGTTTGTTCTGCATCCTCAAATGAAAAACTTCCTTTTACATACGCACCGCCCTTTAGCCCAGCGGTTCCTGCTACCGAAAGTGTTCCAGATGTGGTTAAGTTTTTTCCCATGCTGCTGCCATCGGTATACACGGCATTTGCAGTTATGCGAACCAAGCCATTTAAGTATCGGATAATATAGCCTTCCCATTTTTTATCCGTATCGCCTTCCATCCATAACTCTTCTACGCCACTTGTTTTTTGTGCTGCATACAAACCGTATTTTCCGAGCTTCAGCATTTTATAATTATTGGAGTCAGTATAATCTGTATACAATGCCAGACCGCCTGTATCGATACTCACTTTTCTTTTTTTTCCGGTCGAGTCATAATAATACAGTCCCGTCCGCAGAAGTTTGAAAATAGTTATAGTATCGTCAGAAGCGCTGTTCATTGCCATTCCGCCGTTGGTCAGTCTAAGAACTTCCTTTCCGTTTTCGTCATATAATTTCAGCTGTCCGTTACCGTTGTTCGGTCCTCCAAGCGTCAATACCCCTCCGAGAGCTGCATCAAAGGATATATACAAATGATTATTTGAATAATACAACCCTTTCCATGTGCCGTTATCAGATAGTATCTTGACTATTTCTTCTTGTGTCAGCGCAGATATATCTGTAAGTATCAAAAATGTTTGTGTATCAAGCTCGTTCGTTGTCCCGCCCGCTTCATACAATATGAATTTAACAAAATTATAATCTGCGTTTTTAAGATTTTTTGTTGCGCTCGTTGCATTTGACGTTGATGTCCATGAATCCGTCCAGGTACTCCCGTCAGTAGAGGTCTGAATTTTCCATCTACCGGCATATGTTTTTCTTGTTTCAGCCCCGTCCCTGTAATATGCATACGCCGTCACATATCCCGGCGATATTTCACCATCTGCGCCCCTTTTAGCGGCATATGATGAAAGCTCTATAAGATATGTCCTTCCCGGCGTACCGTCTGTTCCTGCGTATACTTTCTGTACCGTAAAACGTTTCGATACCGTAAGTGTATTAATATAGGTAGCTTTTATTTCAACCCACCCGGCATTTTCAGATAATCCCGTCACTGTGTATATGCGGTTACTCTTGTTCCAGTTGCCTGTAATGCCTGTTGATTTCGTTATCTCATATTCGCACTCTACACTAATATCTGTTGATCCATACATAACAGTCGCTTGGGTGGCAGTCGCCGGAAATGTGTTATATTTTCCGTCCGCATCTACGGTAATACTCTGGCTATCATTAGATAAAGTCAAAACCATGTTCTTTGCAAGTGCGGCGGCTTCTTTCGCCTGTTCCGCAGCCTTTTTGGCTTCTTCCGCTGTGGTATCATCAGTATACTTATTCAATTTTTTCCAGTCTGTTGACACGTACGAAGTCCCTGCCGCACGTGCAACTACACAGGTAAGAATATCTCCGTCTTCCTGATTCCAGGTGTCTCCAATGTCGTAAGGAGGGTAAGGCGTCACTACGAAAGTGCGCCGTTTCCCATCTGCGGTGTCCTGTGCGTTCTGTGCCGCCGCAAGGGCTTTTGTGATGTCCGTATCTTGTACGAGAACCCATTCCCATTTACTTACAGATGAATCATATAAGAATCTATAGGCGTAGCCGCCTTCCCCGGTATCCTTGTTCGGTTTCCAGAAAAACAGATCTCCCTCATGCTTCTTCCTTTCTTCTGTAGTTGTCCACTCGGAGGCAGGAATATTCTGCAAGCTCGGCTCATACTCATAATAAAATGACTCGATCTGCCCATCTATCTGTCCCTGTAATCCTTCCAGGGAGTCTGCAACTGTCTTGCTATAATCTGCCAATTTGCTGTCCGCGTAGTTTTTTGAATCCGTTATAGCATTATCTATTGATTCAGAAAATTTCTTTCCACCAATCCGGACATCTCCGGACATATATACGCTTTTTGAATCCATATCTACGCGAAATATAGTTTCTCCGTCTTCTGTTTTTATCTCTATTGCTCCGGTGTTGATCCAATCTGCGTTAATTCCTATTGTATTCAATATTTTAGCAATCATGGTTCCATCTACCAGAACTCCCGTATTCCAGGTTTTTCCTCCATCCGTTGACATTCCCCATCCGGATGCATTCAGCTTTACTACGATCTTTGATTCTGCAACAGTATCCTGGTCACAAAAATACAGAATAGAGCTTCCATCTTCAAGAACTTCAGTAATAGGATACAGCCCTCTTTTTTCTCCCATCGCTGTTTTTAAAGCCTCAAGTGATTTTTCAAATTCTGTCTTTTGCTTTGCCACCGTTTTCCGAAGTTCACGGTATACCTGTGTGGCTTTGCTGTATCTTACCGCAGACTGCTCTGCCGGGCTTTCTGCTCCGCAGATTAGGTCTTGCTGTGCTTTTGCTGTATATATGACTCCTGTGAGAATTGTTTTGTATTTATTCCCTTTCCTGTCAGTTATTACAGCTATGTCCCCGGCTTCTATAGAAGGATCTCCCTGCGTATGAATCGAAACAGGTCTGAATGCAATTCCATTCACCTTTCTTCCTACATATTCAGCTACAGATGCACCATTTCCTTCCTGGATCAATTTGTTCTCTTTGATTTCTAAAACATACCCTGTTGAACCATAGATATACTCTGTCTCATTTTTTTCTTCCGTGTCCGAATCGGATACGCTTTCTTCTGTGACTTTAACTCCAGTTATGACTACATCGTCAGTTTCGATTGTTCCGGAATAATGTTCAACTTTTATTGCAGCTTCAGCTGTTTCAGATTCAAGCAAATTTGTATCATACCAGGACGCAGTTAACTGATCATCTGCATTCATTTTAAAATTCAAGCAGGCAATCTCTCCTACAAATTGAAGAATGTTCCTGAATGTTAAAGAAGAATCTACTGGCCTATTTGTTACAACAAAGTCACTTTTCTCAAATGACGCTATTTCTGGTGACATTGTTATTCCACATACGCTGCAGGCGTCTCTTACTATGTTCCCCAGAGTAGCTGGATAACTTAATCCACTTTTGCTATACGAAACGTCAAATTTTGTCATGCCATCTACTGCTGTTACGCTTATAGTATCTCCGGCAGTTTTTCCGGGATCTGCATAAAAAACCCCTTTTTTCAGCCATTCAGTCTTTCCGGATATCTCTAATCCAACTCTGGCCGTAATTTTTGCCCCGGAAAATTTATGTTTGCTGTATTCGCCATCGATGTTGTTGATTTTGAGATCAAGCTGTTTTGCGATTGCCGATCCCAAATCAAAGCTTTTTTCATTCGATGTATTTTCGGAAATTTTGAATGTATACAAATCCTGGTCTTGAGGTGTAAGGGCTGTCCCATCTGAAAATTCTATCTTCGCCTCATGATGAAGAATTCTGTTCTTTTTAATCGCCTCTTTATAAGCCGCTGATGTGTTGATCATTTCTTATCACCTCTGTACTACGTCAACCGTTATGCTTTTATAATAATAGATACCGTCAGAAAGTTGCCCTAAGTGTTCTTTTGCAAGTGTTCCTCTGTAAGCTTCTATCGTGACATCAATTCCATCATCGTGAAATGATACTGGGAAATATCCTGGAACCAGGGTATTTTTTATTATTTTCAACTCTGCTTCCGTGATGTACTCCCATTTCCAGGATACAGTTTTCTTTTCTGCTACCGGATCTCCTGTCATATATCCTGACAGGGTTCTTCCTGTATCTGAAGTCCATATGATTTCATCCGAAACGCTCATGGAAGTGGGCGCAGGCAAAACCGTACTTCCTGACCATATGATTTTCCCCATCATCCTACCTCCACTGCATTAAATCTTCTGTCTGCCGCCGTTCGGGCTGCGGACGTTGCTCTGCCGATCTGCTCTGAGTCAATATAGAATCCCATCTCTGCCAGTGCTGCAACAATTCTCATAACTGCTCTGTTAATGATTGATTCCAGTTCATCTCTGCTCACTCCTGGTCCTGCCGCCTGAACTGCTGCCATAGCCATTTCTTTCAGCTTACCTTCCGGGGCCACAACTTCTCCCTGGTGTCTGTTATCACCAATTACAGCCAGCTGCGGGGTGTTTGGTTTTACATAACCGCCCTGTGCCAGGAATGGAATGCTTCCGATGTTCGGAAGGTTAAATCCGTTGAATCCCCACCATGAACCACCTATTCCTGGAATCCATGATGGTACTGTGATTCTGAAGCTTATACTGTTGATCTTGTTGATCATGCTGTTAACCGTTCCGATCACCGCATTGAATGCCGATATAATCGCATTAATCGGGCTTCTTGCGAGCCCAGTAAGCCCCTGGAACACTCCAACGAAGATCTGCTTGATGCCATCCCACGCCTGTCTCCAGTTTCCTGTGAAAACGCCTTTAACGAATTTTATCAAACCGTTGAAAATATTCTTAATCCCCTGTATCCTTGCCTTTACACTTGAAAGAAATATATTCAGAACATTTCCGAAAAAGCCGAATCTCTTTGACCAGTCTGTCTGGAACACAGATGCCAGCCAGTTCTTAAATTCATTGAATTTTGTCTTAATCGCATTCCATTTTTCTTTTACGCTTGTCACCAATGCAGACATTGCATTTGAACAGTTTGTTTTTAATGTATTGAATGCATTTACAGCACCATCTCTGAGACCACGAGTTTTGTCAACAACCCAGTTTTTGAGTTTTGTTGCCCATTTGCAGATGGTATCCCAGTTTTTGTAAAGTAGTACGCCCACGGCTATAGCGGCCGTGATTGCAATCACCACCAGCCCAAACGGGGATGTTAAAAACGCCACGGCTGCCCCGAACGCCGTGGTAAGCGCAGTCGCAATTCCGCATATAGCATTCCAGGCCACTGTGGCCGCTGTCATTGCCGCCTGTGCTGCTGCATCTGCTATTTTTGCCGCTGTAGCTGTTGCAATGCTAAACGCCTGTTTTCCAAGCGCTGCAACACTCTGGCCCGCACTTATGACAAAATCTTTTGCGTACAAGGCGGTCAGATACATTGTTTCCGCCTTGTCTGTAAGCTTTGCGGCAATGTTCCCCAGGAGAGCTGTCTGTATAGCTTTCAGCGCCCCTATGACGCCTCCTGACTGCTGGATAAATGAAAGCAGCTCTGTGACTTTCCATGCCGCAAAAAACGCCGCAATCATCCCGGCTATAAACTGTATATCGCCAGGATAAGTAGTGCACCAGTCGGAAAATGCTTCCAGGCATTTGTTGATTCCATCCCAGGCTTTGAGGAACTTCTTTCCCGTCCATTTTGCTACTGGTTCAAGAACATGATCCCAAAACCACTGAAATAGTGGCTTCAGCGCTTCAAGAACACTGTTTACATCGTCAATAGCAAGTCTCAGAGTGGCCAAGAACCTTGGAACAACTTCATTTGCTGTCCATGTTCCCAGAGGAACAAGAATGTTCTCCCAAATCCACAGTAAGCCATCGCCTACGTTAATCGTAAACTTTGCAAGGGAATCCCATAGCTTTGCGAGAGCCTTGTTGATCTTCCCGAAATTCACTTTCATCAGCCCATCATTCAAGGCATTGATGAAACGGGGAAGGCCAACTCCCATAGTCCACTTTCCGACAGGCACAAGAAAGTGCTGCCAGAAGTCTTTTAATGCTGTCCAGCCGAATTTGCCGAGCCGGGCAAGTTCCTTATCCCAAAGATTTTTGAGGGCTTTTGTTGTCGGTGCGATGGCCTTCTTCATATTCTCGACAGCCT